TGCCACATTAAATGATGCGGCATTGTCGTTGTGTGCTAATTTATCAAATAAAATAGCATCTGCATTTATGAAAGTACCCGCAGTCCCGTCGCCCACAGTTGCAACCAAATTTACATATCGTTTACGACCTTCAGTAGGAAATGCGAATAAATATGTTTTATTATCATCTGTAGCGGACGGCAAAGAACCCGCAAAAGTTAAACCCGTAATATCCGCTCCACTTGTTAGAGTTGTAGCGTCTGTTCGTGCGTCAGATTCTTGTACTTTTAATACCGTCATGGCAATATCCGTCGCACCTAACTGTACTTTAATGTAACAGTATTTAGCCCCCGACAAATCCACTACATTTGACGTTGCTGTAGCATTATCAAGAATTGCCTGTGGCAATATCATCGGATGAATTGAAAAATTACTTACATTCATTTTTATTTTCCTTTTTTAGTTATTAAATTATGCGCCTGTAATTAAACCTACGTAAGTACCTGCTTCTGTTGTAGTGCCTTGTCCGTAAACAGCATACCCCATACGAGCGTTTGCCGTGTAAGTAATAATTTTATTTAAGAAATCAGTGCCGTGAGAGTTTGTACTTTCGACGGTTAATTGTTGTCTATTACCAATCCACGCCGCATTTTGATAATTGCCTAATAATGCACATATTTGACTTGTAGCGGTAGTGCTTGGCATTTTTTCATCCAATAAAATTGGTATGCCAAATAATTGTAATCTCGGAGCTTGAGAAATATCTGAACCTACAAATGTTGTACTTTGAATTTTGGGTGCAATTACCTCATCGTAGAAAGCTGCTGATACAACCCAAGATAAATTATTTCTAAATCGTGCGGGTAATTTTGACAAAGTACCTCTAAAATCTTCGGTTGTCAATGCACCCCATGTATTGCCCGTACCCTGTACTTTAAGACCTTTAATATTACCGATAGTACCATCAACATTTCGCAATGAAGGACGCAAACCGATAATATTACCGTACGAACTCGTACCGTCACCATTTAATACAGCGTCATCAAATTTTTCCGCAATAGCTTGAGCAAATAATGGTGCAATTAACTGCGATAAATTGACTGCACTATCATTGAGTAACCTTTGAGTGATTTGTGTGTAACCGCCAATTTCTTTAATGTGTAATTCTAATTGCCCAAATTGAGCTGTACTTTCACTTGGTGCTTGGGCTTCACCAACCCAATAACCCGTAAATCCGCTCAATAATTTAGGCATTGTCATCATATCGGTACTCATATTTATAGAAGTACCGTAGCGAGTATAATTACCGTATTGTTGTAGTTGGTTAATAATTGCATAGCTCACTTCTACAGGCACGAAATAACCGCCCGAAGTATTATTGCCTGCATAATGTGTTTTTACGCCTAATTTATTAAGGTGCTCAATAGATTCATTGCGGTTATCATAATGCAAACCTTTTAACCATGTACCAAATATTTCAGCATCTCGATATGACTTAAAAGAACCAATAGGTTGTTCGTTCCTATCTTCGCCAACTTTAATATTCGCCATAGGGTTAATATTTTTAAGTTGTTCTTGTACTTTTTCATCTACTATTTTTTTGATTGCGTCCTCATTAGCTTTATTTTGTGCTTCTAAATCGGCAACTTTTTTGACTGCAATTTCTTTTTCTTTTTCAGCTTGTTCTAATGCTTTCTTTACTGCGTTTTCCACAGTATTAGTTAGTTCGTCCGCTGTTATTTCTTGCGTTTTGTTTTCCATTGTTTAACCTTTAATATGTTATTTTGATTATATTCGATTGTGTAATAACTGACGGGTTATCTTCATCGAAATCTTTTGTAATTTCATCTACTATTGAATTGAATTGTGTAGCTAAATCTTTTAGAGCTTTTATTTTTTTTCTGTTCTTTTCCGAAAATTCACGTCCTTTTTTTGTTGCCACTACATTGTCAGGGTCTGCGGGCGTCGGTGTCAATGATAATTCTGCAAGTAACCATTGCTTAATCTCATTACTATTTTTTACTAATGTATGCGAAGCAGCTCCCGTAGAGAAACCCAATTTCCCCATACGACCTAACTCTTTAATCATGGCAATATATTTTTCTGCTTTCTCTAATTCGTCCGTAAAGAAATCTTTTACAATTTTAGAAGAAATAACGCCTTTTGCATATATTCCATCCTCACGTTTTTCAAGGGCAACTTCACCGATAGGTAATTTCTCTACTTCTTTATTGAAAGTATGGTCGTAATATAAAGGTAGTTTTTCGGCAAATCCAAAAAAGGTTTTAGCCGTGAAATATTCATTATCTAAATCTGTGTTATTAAAGCGTACTGCATAGCCTTCTATTTCGGCTGCAATATCGTTATCAGTTGTAAAAGTAAACTTTATCATGGCATATAAATAAAAAAAAGGGCTAAAGGTAAATAAATACCAATAGCCCTATCAATTTTTAGAAATACAATCCCGCCGTTTAAGGGCGACGGGACTGCGAGGAGAAGAAATGACCGTATAACGGTTTACAAATATACTAATAAAAATTGTTATGTAAAAATCTTAGTAAGTTTTTTGCCTTTAATAAACCGTTTTCTGTTTTGCATTTTTCAACAATTATCTTTACAAACCTGTACAATTCTTGTTTAATTGTCTGTATTTCTTTGTCCTCTTCTAAAGTATCAATTTGTTTTTTTACTTTTTGTTTACTCATATATCCGTATTTATGTGGGTGAAATCCATGTTGTAATTCGCTCTTATTTCGGATTGTTTTGTGTTCTTTAATCTGTGTATCTCTTTATTTAATACGTTGTACATGTTTACGATTGTTTTATTCGTAGATTCTTGTTCTTCTATTATTTCGTCTATTCGTGTCTGTATTTTATCACATCGAACGTAGAGAAACACAAATAAACAAAAAAGTAATATTATTGCAGAAATCAATTCCATACATTTCGCTCCTTTGCTTTCTTTATTTCTTGCTTAGTTAATTCTACTTTGACATATTTAACGAATGATACAACCCCGTAAATAATCAATGATACTACTACAATCACGACACCCGCAATGACGTATAATAAAAAATCAAATGCTGTCATTCTTCCCCCCATGTAATTAAATAATGATACCCATCTAATAATAAGTTTTTTTTCTCTATTGTGTAGCCTTGCTCTTTTAGCATCCCCACCGCTTCATTTTGCAAAGTAAAAAATATCTTTATTTTACTTCGTCCCATAATTTTTGCAGTTTCTATTTTACGCTCTATTATCTCAATCTGTGATAGTAATTTTCTGACTAATTTATTCATATCCTCTCCTATATTTATTCCGCTACTAAAACACAATGACAATTTACCGAATTTTTAGGACTGCCATCTCCTGGATATTGCACCCATTCTCCCCCGACAAAAAACGCCTGTCTTTTTTCATTTATTTGTTGCCCGTCCGCTGCTCTATGTGTTGCCCTATCTTTTGCACCCCGCCCCGTATGTCTCCATACTGATTTTTTCTTATTTTTCTTGATTGTTTCTTTTGCAATTTTACCGTATATTTTTGTTGTTTCTGTTGTTGCTAATGTTTGTATCCTACCTTTAGAGTATTTGTTTGCAAAATCTTTGCTAATTTCTTTAAGCAAAATAGATTCTAAATCATTACGATTGCCATATAATTTCGTTAATTCATTAACCCTATCACGCAATTCTTCATCAATGTCGAGTATATTTGTCTTTATTACGTCCACAGCTTCGTTTTTAGCGTTATTTTCTATGTCATCAATAGAAACATCGTTTAGCCCGTTAAAATCGATTGTAGCCTGTTTTGCGTCTTTTACAATCTTGGTTATTGCGCTATTCAATATTCCACTCATTAGACTATCAAAAGAAAAGAATAGCCCTGCTTTATATTTGTTTTTGATTTTGTTGTTCGTCTGTCTCTGTGCTTGATATATTATTTTCTGTAACTCTGTTTGAAGATATTGCCTCGATTTTTGATAATTCTTTGTCATACTCTTCAGATAAATTAGACGGAAAATCGGCTAATGATAAATATGTTTGTGGTGAAATAATATTATTCATAAATGCAAATTCTAATTTCTGATTCCACAATGCTTCGTCGTAGAAATTACTATCTTCATACGCTAATTTGATATTGGCATCTAAACCGTTTTTTTGTAAATACTGCGTAATTGATTCTGTTATTAGCTTAATTCGTGGTTCGATAGTACTTTCAAAGAATACATTTTTTACACTATCTGCGGTTGCTTTATTTTGGTGATTTTGTGTTAGCAATGGTTCACTCACCCCAAAGTTAATGCATATTAATTGCCTAATTTCATCAGAAGCCGTACCGCTTAATAAAGATTCACCAATTGGTAAAGTATTCATTTGTTTATTACCGTCAAGAACAGCCGTTAATATATAGCCCTTTGGTAATTGTTGTTTGAGTCTTGATATAAACTGCGCAGCCGTAGAATCTGTGAACGTTTGGTCAGAATTGATAAATAACGGGGGAGTGCCGTCACGCTCAAAATAACGCTTTAAGAACAATGTTTTTTCATAGTCCGAGTATATAGCATCAATACATGAATTCAATTCTATTGGTTGCCCTAAAAATGTAGCGTACTCATCCATAGCGTGTGAAATTGCCATAGTCTTGATATGGCATATTTCTGACCCGTCTATTTTTATTATTCCTTTGCCCGTAAATAACTCAATATATTCAAGTCCATATGTGCCAAAAGTAGCTACACAGTTAGAAGTAGGTAAT